TTGAGGTCGAAGATACCCTTGGTCTGTGTTGTACCAGCCTTGGCACCCAACTTCGCGTTGCGATAAACGGTACGAACAACTTCGCGGTTGATTTCAGCAAGGATTTCGCTGGACAGGATGTTAGCAAGTTCGGTCTCTGCATCGAGTCCGTGAATTGCCTTAAGATCCTGTGCAAGTTCCATTGTGTATTCAGCCTTGAGCGCACGGGTCTTTGCAGTAACCGTGGTCTTTTCGATGCTGAATGCCATTTGTGCAAATGCGTTGGTTGCATTGTTATCACCAAGACCTTCGCCACTTGTTGTGGAATGTCCACGGCTTGTTGCGGTAGCGTCTGTGATGGTGTTGCCAAGAGCCGACTCTCCTACACCGAAGAATGGATCAACGCCAAATGCAGTTGTGGAAAGATCCTGACCCTGATACGAAACATCGGAAGCGGTGTATCCAACAGTTCCACCCGATCCACCGAACTTTGTCGATGCTTCTTGGAACAGGGCTTCGCCGCCATTCTGTGAGGTATAACGCGAACGAAGAGCAAAGATAAGACCAGTTGGTCCGCTCATTGGCTGAACGCCGCAGATGTCATAAGCAATGAGGTTTGGCATTGCACGGCGAACGAGCGAGATGAGGATTGGATCCCACTTAGCAACGCCACCATTATCGGAGAAAGAACCCGATGCGTTGGCGGGGCTTGCTTCGCGGAGGTACTGCTCCTGGTTCTCTAGGAGTTGTGTGGTAACTGTCTTGCGCCAGTTATCCTTGATTTCGGGAAGTTCAGCGTGTTCAACGATGGCCTTCCACTTCTTCTGTAGTGCTTCTGTGATTGTCAAGTCCATTTTTGTCTCCTGTGACAAATTAGTTTTAATTGAAAGTAACTGTTTCTAACTTCATTATTTAGAAATCACGATTTTTTGATTCACTTACGGGTGCGGTTGAGGCGCGAGAGTGCGCTGGCATAAACGCTCATCGACTCGCTGATGTCCTGAACAGCAGGAGCATCGGAGCCATCTAGCGAATCACCAACTTCTTCCGAAAGAACTTCTTCGTTGGTCTCGGTGGAATCGTTATCGGTTCCGCCAACTCCGAAGTAAGACTCACGGATGATTTCCAACTTGCTACGGAAATCGCTCTCGTCTTCAAAAGAAACGCCTTCTGCCAACTTCTTCATGCGCTCCTTCTGAGTCTCGGCTAGACCATCGCATTGCTCGTCTAGGATGTCAGAACGGCGAAGTTCGGCAACCTTCTTGCTGATCTCAACATTCTTGAGGATCTGCTCATTGAGTTCGTTGGTGAGAACTTCAACCTTCTCTGCCATCTCATCAACAAGATCAACCTTGGCATTTGGAACTTCAATGTTATGCTCAAGGAAGAGCGAACGAAGACCCTCAATGAACTGCTCGGCAACCTCTGTACGGATGCCCTTCTCAACAGCGAGGCGGTTCTCGGTCATCCACTCTTCGATGACATAGGAGAGATATGAATCCAATTGCTCGGTCAACTCGTTCTTGATCTGCTCCTGTGCAGCCATCAAGCGAGTTTCAAACTCGGTCTCAAGTTCTTCTGCAATGTTTTCGATTCGCTCATTGACAGCGGTCTCGAAAATGGTGGAAGCCTTGGTCTTGAAGTCTTCACTCAATTCTTCACCATTGAACATTGCGTCCATGTGAACAGCGAGGTCTTCCTTTGCCATGCGCTTCTTGTCAACAGTTGCCTTCTGCTTGGTTGCAGAGTCGGCATCCTGTGCAGCAGCACCGACATCAACTGGTTCTGGAATGATTACACCCTTACCGGTGCCATCCTGATAGAGACCCTTGTACTTGGCAGTCTCCTTTGGAAGAGTGACATTACCAGCAGAGGGCATCTGCATCTGCTTCTTGGCAGTTACAACAGCCTTCTGCTTGGTTGCCGAATCGCTCTCTTCGGCAAAGGTCTCTTCTTCAGTATCGGTGGTATCTTCGTCATTATCAAGGATTTCCTCTTCTAGGATTTCCTCTACTTCGTTGTTCTTGAATGAGTCCATGAACTCTCTCCTATTTTAGTGAGGGTGCTTGTTATTTATGCTTTTCTCAAAGTCCGCGCAGGAACTTATTAAAAGCGTTCATCTTGGCTTCCTCAAGATGTCTTGAGGAGGTTTTACGGATGTCTTTCTTGATTTGCTCAATGTCCTTTTCTACCAAACGACCGCTTTCCCAGATCCATTCCTTGCCTTCCATGATTCCACGGACAAAGGCTTCAGGAGCAGATGGGTCGGCTACGATATCAGCGGCTGTGGCTAGTTGGAAGTCATCCTTAACGACATTTACGCCGTTACGCTCCTCCAAGGAACCCATTCCACGGCTAGAAACGCCTAATTTGGCTCCCTCGTCAATGAGGTTTTTAACAATCTTGCCATATGGGGTGTCCATGATCTTGGCGCGACCAATGAAATTTGAACCTTCTTGACGAAGATCGGTGATCATATGGCTTACACGCTCAAGATTGATGGTTGGACCTTCGGGGTGACCTAGTTCGCCAAAGGCTCTCTTCTGCTTTACGAAGTTGTCGTTATAGCGGAAGACTTCCTTTTGTAGAGTCTCCATTGGGTATCTACGCTTGTTGCGATTGGTGATATTCCCTTGAAGGAAGATGCCTTCAATGAAATAGTTCTTCTGACCAGGAGCAGGCTCCTCTGTCAGGACTTGGATATTCTCGTTGAGATCACAGAACAGTTTCATTAGGGTCTCCGTGTTAGATTAGAAGGGAACAAATTCCAAATATGCGGTTACAGTTGTTGCAGCAGGAACTTCAACTTTGAATGTTCCATCGGCAGGAGATTGTGCATTGTTTGGAAGAGTTATTCGTTCAAAGTCAATTGTGCCAGAGTTGTTTCCTGCAAGCATGAATGCAGTTCCCCCTGTTGCACCATAGCGAAGCATAACTCCATTTCCGCTAATTCCGTAAGCAATTTTAGAAAGACTCGCGGATGAGTTATTGATTCTTGCATCAATCAATGTGGAACCATCATTTGCTGTTGAAAGCATTCCATTGGTGAATGCAGATGCCGTTATACCAAATGTAATAGTTCCAGTACTATCGCCATAAACTCCAACAACACAACGATTTCTTGTTTGAACAAGATAAGTTGATGAATTTCCCATTATTCAGTCTCCTTTAATTGATTAAGGCAGAACTGAATTGCTGCCTCATGCGTTTTTCTATTTTCAATCACCATTGTTCGCAGAGCAACTTGATTTTCTTCTGAAAGTGCATCATGCGTTGCAATGACTGCTTGTGCGTGTGTAGGTGACAGACGAATGACATCTCCATCCATTAAGCGAATTGTTTTGCCTGTTCCTACTGCGGTTTCCGCAAGAGTCTTGATGACCTTTGCGGTTGTTTCCATCAACTGATAGTTTTCGTTCAATCTCTTGATGTTGTTGCGAACGACATCAACAGTATCTGCATGGCACTCTACGGAAAGTTTGAATTCAGAAGTAGAGGGAACTGTGCGTAGATGAATTCCACCAATGTGACAGCAAAGATAGTTTACGGCTTCGTTTAGCCGTTCTTTGCTCCTGAACTTGTAAATGATTGTTGGCATTTATCCTTTGTAGTTCTTTTTGATATATGCAAAGAAACGCTTCTTCTGATCATCGGACTTGAGATCTGAAGGAGCAGAGATGTTGAACTTCTTCATTGCAGCCTTGAAGAAACGCTCATATTCTGCCTTATCGCCTTCCTTAAAAGTCATGTTCTCTTTATTGAACATATCCTTGAACTCATCAAGAACACCTTCAGTCACGCTCTTTGGCATGAAAGGATGTACAGGCTTACCGGTGTCGTATGGATCAGGGACAAATGCACCCTTACCCGATCCATCGTCATATAGACCGGCATACTTGTTCTTCCCGTTCTTTTGCTCTTCTTGCATTTTCTCCATGCGCTCCATACGAGCCTTGCGATATTGCTCAAGACGAGACAGAGTATTTCGTACCAAACGAGTACGACCATCTAGATCTACTTTTTCAATTAGATCGTTTTGCAACTCTACTGATTCCTTCTTTGTATCAGGAAGCATAGGAGTCTTCTTTGTAGTCATCTCAATGTACTGCTTGGACATTTCTACTGCCGATTCCATGCCTGGAAAGAAGTTCCATCTTGTGCCATCAATGTAGACACGAATAGGACGCGAAAGACCAAGACCTACTTGCTTGAGTTCAACAATCTTTCCTTCGTGCTGAAATGTCTTGACAAGGAATTCCTTTTCAATAGTTGGATTCAGCCCATCATCTGGTTGCTTGTGAATTTCAAATCCACCTGGAACAGGCTTAATTGAAGCAATGTCAACAGTATTGTCTGTAACAGCATCAATCTGCTTTTGCATGGTTTCTAGTTCAGCCTTGCCAAGAACATTCCTCTTAATCTCTACTGCATCAGCCTTTGCTTTGTTTGCAGTCACAAAAGATTTTGCCTTTGCTAGATCTGCCTTTGCCTTTAGTTCAGCAGCCTTGCCATCAACAACAGGTGCAGCGGCTTCGCTTTTTGTCTTGATTGTCTTTGAAGAAGGTGGTGGAAGAAGTGTATTGCCATTCTTCTTCTTTACACCAATTACGGGAGGAGCAGTAGGAGC